ACACCGTTGTTCCAAATCCACTCTCTTCCTTCCATAATTCCGTTTACAAAAGCATTTGGAGCGGATGGATCAGCGACGATATCGACAGCGGCAAGCATGAAGTCTTTCTGCACTTCGTTCACACCACTCTCGGTCATCTTAAGACTACCCATACCACGAGAGGATACACCGAGTTTTGCTCCCTCATCAATGAGGTTCATTGCAATCTTACCCATAGGTGTCTCCATAACTTTTGCTTTACCGATAATGTCACTACCTGACTGTCTAAGTTCTTTGATCATATGTGACGCTCTGTCGAGATTAACAGTCGGTCCTTGTGGGTGATTAAGTTCTCCCAACGCACGGTTTTGTGCAACATAATTTTGATTATACTTTTCAACCACAGGCATCAGAACACCAGTTGGGTATATTCTACCGTTTCTGTTTTTTTGCTCTGCTTGCATGAAGATACCTTCAATGAAATAGTTTTTCTTACCTGTTTTTTCATCAGCCTCGGTAAGAAAGTTGATATCCTCGTTCATTTCTGTGATGAGTTTTAATGACATTAATAGGATCCTCCTCTAGAGGGTTTTGCTCGCATTACTGTTTTCTTTACTTTCTTTTCTCGTGCTTCAGTTTCATCATGAACAAAGGCACTGTCGTGGGGTGCTTCTGGGGCACCTTCATCCATTTTTTTAATTGGTAGCACTACTTTAGGGGACGATTTTCCTTTTTTATCTTTTAATGGCTTACCAAGACCACTCTGACGAGTTACACCTAAACCTCTTGAGTCAAGTTTTTTCGTGTCTTCTTTTTCCTCTTCCTCTTTCATCGACTTTTGCTTTATCGCTTTTCCGATGGCTTTTCTTCTGTTTGCAAGATACGAATCAGTGTCGTCTTCATCACCGTCGTTGTCGATATCACCATCTTCTTTTCCAACAGGATCGAGTTTGGCTTCATGCAATGAATTTAAACTATCGGAAAGTTTTTCATAGAGCAAAGAGTCCAAAAGATCCTTTGCATCACTCATTTTTCTTTCAAAGATTTTTTGGATTGCATCTTTTGAACTCATTGCTCTTCTCCTGTTACAATTGTTTCTAAAATCTTGGTATACTTGTCTTTGGACTCAAACACCATTTCTCTAAAAGACTGTTGCATTTCTTTCGGAAGATTATCGTGAGTTTCAGATAAAACAGATGCAACGTCTGGAGTAACGTGTAATCTCTCACCATTTGGAAGATCAAGATTAACTTCAATGTTTTCAGTCATACACTCAGAAATAATAGATGCAAAAGCATCAGTTTCTGTAACTTCTTCTGTTTTTTCAAAAAGTTCTTTTGCGATTCTATTCTTACAATCCGAGAGTGCCTCTTGGAGTTTGTGACCTAAAGCATCAGTAAACGCTTCGGCAAAGCCCTCTTGATTATTTTGAAATGCCTCTTTGATAATTTTATCTGTCATTCCTCAGTTCCTTCCGGTGCTTCGGGGATTGCAATTTCCCCAGTTTTTAACTCGTTTTGTATTTCAGCAAAGTTTCTGGATTCTGTATCCTCGCTCATACCGAAGATTTCCTTTCTTATGTAGGAATTTGAGAAATATCTACCCACATATGGCTCCATTCCGGCAGCAACAGAGAGTCTTTCACGCATCAACTCAATATTTTTAAGTTCGGAGTAATGAGAATCACTGTTATATTTAAATTTAATTTTGGTTTGAATCATCTCAAAATCATCAATACTCATGATTCCCCGAAGGGATAGTTGAATTTTAAGAGCGTCTGTGAACAGTTTTGTGAAATTATCACGAAGTCTGTTGATAAATTTAGAGAATTTTACCTCATCTCTTGTGATCTCAGCGGATCGTCCCATGTTAAATCCACTGTCTGCTTGAAGTCGAGATGGTGGAACGTTCAATGCACGATAAAGTTTTTGAAGCATGTATTCGACATCACGCATCTCACCGAGATTTGTTCCTCCGGGCAATGTTGAAACTTCGGTTCCTTTACCACCCTCTTTTCGTGGAAGGAAGAAATCCTCCATCATGTGGAAGTGATCTCGATCCTCACGAATATTTCCGGTGTTTTGATCGTATGTAAGTTTATTACGATATCTCTTTGCAAGTCCCTCAATATATTGTTGTGCTTTTTGAGTGGGCATGTTACCAACATCAACATAGAAAACTCTTCGTTCTGGTGCTCTGGAGATGCGATAAACAACAGCGGCATCTTCGAGTTGACGAAGCATGTTTAAGGGACGAATTGCTTTTTGAAGATATCCAACCACTCTTTTTGATGTAGAGTCAATTAAACCTGAGTGACAATACAAAACAGAATCACTGGTAAGCCGAACTCCACCCTGTCCTGTTTGGAAAGTAGCAGATTTATCTGTGTTGGTATACAGGTAAAAATCTTGCACTTCACCCAGTCTTGGCATTGTCATCGCACTGCTATTTTGGAGTTTGTTAACTTTTCGAACCTTTTTAATTTTTAATGGATCAATGGGCCGAAGTTCTTTAATTCCATTTTCTGGTGCCTGTTCATCAATCATGATATAATAGAATAATTTACTATCCACATACCACCGACGAAAAATGTCATGTGATTGGTGGTGGAAGTTAAATAAATCCAAAAGTCTATCGTATTCTTGATAAATGGCATTTTTGATCTGTGGAGGAAGAAGTGTTTCCTCTAAATCTAGTTTAATCGGTTTATTATCATTATCCGAAACAACCGACTCATTTACAATATCCTCGATTGCCATGTCAACTTCAGGAAAAAGTGACATTGATCTATATCGTTTAATAAATTCCTCTTCAGTTTTTGCTGATCCAGTAAAATCAGCATAAGAACTCATGAATCCACCATAGATGGATCCAGAGTCTAAATGAAAGGAACCATCATAAGAATCGGGTGCGATAACATCGTTCGCACCCGGTTCTTGTTCAGGTCTGTTTCTTGCTATTGTGAAACCAAAAAGATTAATTGCCATTTAAATACCTCACAGTTAGTTGGATGTGCTAGGTATTTATATTACTTTGATTAGATTGCCGATCCATTACCACTAGGTGCGGCATCATTATTCGGAGTTGTTGCCGCTAAAGATCCGCTATCAACGGTGAAGTAATCGTAAGCGATTGTAACTGGGAATTCAACGATAGTATCAAGAGCATCATAACTCAAGTCGATAGATCCAACTTCAACCGGCCAACAGTTATGAAGCGTGATTTTCTTGAGTGTTTCGTCTCCGTTTAAATTTAAATGTTCCACTGACCACGTTTGAAGACCGGTTTCTTGTGTATCACCAAATCCACTTCTTCTAACGTTTGATGCGTGATCATTCAGAGCGATACTCCACTCTTGGAATCTAGTATACATGGCCTCGTCGGTATCGTAAATGACGATTGGCCATTCAAGATACTGTCTATCGCCGGGAACTTTTGCGATTCGACCACGGAACGGAACAGGAATAATACCAATTGTTGAAGGTGGAACTTGTGTTGCTTTTACAAGTAAGTTACCAGAGGAGACGATAGCATTTAAATCGAGGCCCTGACCGCCTGGTGTAAAGAGGTTTCCGGAAACTCTAAATCTATTTTGTCGAGTTCCTCCCTTAAAGACATTTCTGAAATTGTCAATGTTCATGAACTGCTCCTATCTCTTAAACTTCTGAAAGTCCACCGGAGATATCATCAGCGGTGTTTGCGTTTGTGAATGTTAATTGAACAAAGTTGACAGACTTGGTTGGTTTCACGAACACATCGGCAACAAAGATACCAGCGTCAACCGCTTCGGGTGTGTTGTTTGTTTCATCACAAACAACTCTAAAGTCAAAGATACCCCTGTTTGCAGCCACACCACGAAGAATGGTTTCTGCGGAAACTCTAAATGATTCTCTAGTATCGCTGTCGTTAAATTCAAAGAGTTTTCGTTTAGCGATATCACCAATTCTTTTCTTCAGGAAGATAAAGAGACGAGAAACGTTAATTCTACTCAGGGAGGATGACTCGTCTTTCATTGTCTTGTCACCAAAGAGGAATGTTCCTTGACCTTGGAATGTAACGATTGGATTAACATTTGCCTCGTATAATGTGTCTTGTTCACTCTCTGTAAGATTTTTGACAAGACGAACAACATCGAGAATTCTACCTCTAACAAATCCAGCAGGGGAGTAATAAGGTGCAAAATCTCTGTCTGTTCGTGCAAGGCACCCTGCAACGTCAGCGGCACAAGATGTCGTGATTAATTCGGAGGTATCGTTAATAATTCCGCTTCTTTGATAATTAAGGTGTTTTTTGTATCCAAAGACGTGAACTTTATTTTCAACGTTCACACCTTCACCGGGAGCGGCAAGATCAACATTTACGTTATTTTCGGCAGAGCCTCCTGCGGGATAAATTGCAATAAAGTCCCCACCACGATTTGTCAACAAGGTGGTTAATTCATCTGTCGCATCACCAACAATAGAAGTAAATGCAGAATCAATATTTTGGTGTTGAAGTTTACTGGCAGTCGCACCAACAATCACATTTCCTCCATAAAGAAGGTAGTTTTGAACAGAATACCAGTCTCGTGTGAAGTTCTCATTCACTGCTTCTGGTGACGCATAACTCGCACCATCTGTACCAAAACCACCTCTAAGTCGTGTGATCCAGCCGTTTACGGTTTGTTCTTCAATAAAACCTTGCTCTCTTTCAGCAGTGTTTCCAAGTTTATTAATTATTCCACCACCATCTGTCGTAAGATAAACGGATGTGTGTGGTGTTGATCCTTCTCCAATGAGAGCAATTTGACTGTCATCTTCGATACGAACTATGACTCTAGCCCGTCCGGTGTTAACGTATGTAATTTCGGCCATTGTAGTCCTCCAGTGATATTATGGTGTTCGAGAGTATTTATGGTTTTTTATATTTGACAATTACGGGAACCAACGATCCTCTCCATCCCACACACCATCAGAATCGCTGTCCATGTGTGGGACGAACCCAAAAGGCATTACCTCTGCCTCTAATCTTTTAATTTCATCATCAAAAATATCGACTCGAACATCAGTATTTGTCAAATCTTTAAAATAGTCTTGTCGAGTAAGCCACGCAAAAAGCACCAATGTCATGACTAAATCGTCGTTATGTCCCTCATCTGCCTCATATGATTTACCTTTTGAAACAAATGTGATGAGTTCGTTCACGATCTCCAAATCTTCGATAATCATTTTATCTTGTTCAATCAAACTTTTAAGAACAGAACAACCAAGTTTTTTTACAACATTTGTTGTTCGCACACCCATGTGAGTATTCGCTCCACCAAATCCACCAGAAATTGTTTGTCCTGCTCTACCTCGGAAAGAACACATAAGAATGTTTTCATATTCCAAGTCACGATGAAGAACGTCTGCAACTTGACCACCAATGTCATTAATTTCGATAAGTGTCTGAGCCATGTTGTATTTCTCAGCGACTGCTTTGATCACCGTGGGATAAACCATCGGTGAAATAATATTGTTTCGATATTTTGCAACAACCCTGTATGGAGTCTGAGTAATGTCCGTTATAGTGAACGCACTGTAATCTTTGCCCTGTCCTCGTGCGGTGTCAACAACACAAACATATTTGTGGTTTGCTTTCGGTTCTTCATAAATGTCTAATCCATCTTTATTTCGTTCA